ATGTGTTTTTGATTGAGCTAAAACAACATCATAAAAAAGTTGCAACGCCTGTACACTCTGCTTTTGAAAATCTGACTTACTAACCCCGACAGGTAAAGTATTCGCATTTTGACTTAATTCAAATAAGGCATTAAGTTGCTCAAAACAGCCAAAAATCGCACTCCATTGTGATAACAATCGACTTTTAGCATTGTCAGCAAATGCTATAACCTCCATTCCTTTCGCCCACCACGCTAACATATCGCCGATAAACTTATCGGCAAGATTAAGATAACGATCTATCCTCGCCAATAAACTATGCTCAAATACAAAAATTGGTTTTAATGGCGTAGCCTCCCTAAACGTCAAATCTAACGCCACATAATTCACATTTTCAGCGTCGTGACGTAAATTTGCCGATACCAAAATCATATTTGGGATCCGCCCACGAATAGGGTGAACCAACACATCAGCCCCACGTTGCTGAACCACATTAAGCAATTTTTTATAATCGGTGTAATACCCCTCACCAAAACAGACCGCTTGCAACTTAATTGTTTGGGGATTAAGCCCCATATCTTCTAAATCAGCTCCATTAACAAAGGGGTAAGCGTGTTCTGCGATGGCTTTATCAAAAGTTTCATCAACCGCAATAACATCAAATTGCACCCCTTTAAAACTTGCCTGTTGAACAGGCATTGTCCAACCACCCATCTACGCCACCCGTTTATTAAAATTAAATTGCTCATTAGACACATATTCAGCCAACACACGCCCATCGACTTCGAGGGTGATATTATTCGCCAAGGTATGCGACTGCGATGTAAGCCCAGCCTCAATTGCCATAGAAATAGACCGCCCAAAAGCCTGAAAGTCTGCTTGGTAATTTGATAAAGCCCCTGTAGTTGCTTCGACGCTTGGGCGAATTTCACCGTCAATGATAGCTTGATTGCGTTCTAAACGAGATTTCATCTCCGCTTCAGATAAAGACCCTTGCTTTACCCTTTCCTGAGCAATTTTGTTATCATTTAAACGTCCTGCAATCACATAAGCACCGTGATAATTATGCTCAGGCTTAACGCCCCCCATTGCCGCATTCCCATAAGTAAATGCCGACGGCTTACTACTATGTTGCTCTCTAAATTTTTTCTCTGCTTCCGCTCGTTTTTCTTTCTCAGCTTCTTGTCTTGCCATATAAGGCACATAGCCTTCTGATGCAGCGTATAACCCCAAACCAACCGCTGCAAATCCTAAGCCACCAGTTCCGACTTTAAGTCCTCCCTTACCTTTTGTAGCAACTGTTTCGATTACAGAACCAATGACAGAGCTTTTACCGCCTTTGCCCCCTCTTAACAAATCAAGCAAACTTGATGCCGCTAACGCAGCTCCAAATGCCCAGACTGCATCAGTTGAGGCAACAAGAGCAGAATGCAAATTAGGGAAATCTTGAGCAAATTCAGAGTACCGTTTTGCTACTTCCGCCGCCATATCATTTACCTTTTGAAAGTTTTCTAATTGCGTCATCTCATTTGTATTTTTAGCAACCTGAAAAGCAAATCCACTTTGTTTGCTAATCCAGTCAAAACTTTCTTGGTTATAATTCCCTTTTTCTGCAATTTTGTACTGTTGATTTACATTTTCAGCTCCCTGAGTATCGTTTAACATTCCATAAACAGCTAATCCTGCTTGCAAATCAGGCATAATCTCAGCAACTTTTGTACCTTCAACATACTTATAAACCTTTTTCATTAAAGCTTTTTTCTCGCCATTCTGAGCAGAATGGTATTGCTTTAATAATCCCTGATATTCAGTATCGTTTTCCAATACGTCACTAATAATAGAGAGCAATGCTTCAGAGGCATTTTGTCCCTGCTTGATGTAATGTTGCATAGATTTTGACATATCAATACTTTTCTTTTTGCCATTTTGATCTGTAAACTCTATGTTCTCGATATTTTTAGCGGTGCTAGATGCTTTTACCTTTGAATAAAAGTTCGTTAAATTGGTTGCCGTTTCTGAAGCTCCACCTGAAACACCATAAACCTGCTGTAATTGCACCCCCATTTTTTTCAAGTCATCTAAGCTATCAGCGCCAGAACTTGCAAGAAGTTGTGGGAAGTATTGAGCCATATCTTTTAATTCAAACCCACCAGCTTTTCCAGAAGCATTCATATAATCAAGAGCGATCTGAATTTCCTCTTTTTTAATACCTGCACCCAACATTGAATTTACCATATTGGTAAGCTCGTGCGACGAAGCCCCTGTAGCAGTGGCATTTTTTTGAATAACAGGTAATAATTCTAAAGCCTCCTCAACTTTCACTTTTCCCTGAGCCATCAATTCATTAATGGCTGATAAGGCATCTTCTTTTGTTCCGCCATATTGGGTAATGGAACTTTTGATCGCTTGATGGACTTTTTCTTTTCCTTTGGTCTTTTCTTCAATCGTCCCGCCTGAATACCCAGTATCTGCAACTCTAGCCAATGCCATATCATAGTCAGCCGCTTGCATCATTTTAGGAGCTGTCACCATCGCCCCAGCTGCAACACCAGCCCCAACGCTCATCAAACCACGCCCAACATTTGCAGCCTTATCTCCAAAACTAGACTTACCAAGCTCCGCATTTAACTCTTTGATACGTTGTTTCGTTTGCTCAGAGGCACGACGTAACTCATTTTGAGAGGCCACGCCCGACCGCTTCAACTGCTCATAAGCTGCACGGGTTTGCCTAATTTCCTGCTGTATCGCATTTTCTGAACGAATACCTAACGTTTCTCTCGCTCTTGCAAGATCTGCAGCACTTTTTCTTGCTTCTCGGTAAGCCTGCTCAATACGTTTATTTGATGATTGCGTTGCCGTAGCGACTTTCTCTGTTGCATTCACTTGAGTCTGACTGCTACGAACCGCTGCTTGCTCTGCATCCTTAAAGGCTTTTTCTGCTTCTTTTCCGACCTTACTAATTACTTGGCTTGCATTATCTTTTGCACTTAGCTCAAGTTGCACTTTCATATCTTTAGCCATGGTAAACTCTTTTTAAATTGGATTTAAACCTATAAAAAAGGGGCTTTACGCCCCAATTTTTCCACGTCGAGTAAACACAAAACTTTCGTGTTTAACATTATTGCTAGGGCTATCTGTCGCTTGCTTAGGCTGTTTTATGCCTTCAAACTCCAAATAACTCTCAATCCAAGCCGACAACTCAATCAGCGACATTTGCCACACCTTATCAGCAGGAATTGCAAATTTCGCAAACAAAATCACCGCTTGGCGATATTGTTTAAAGGCTTCCGCTACGCCAAACCGTCCTGACGGTTGCTTAGGTTGTCTAGGCTCGCCCCATTTCCGATAGGCTTTTTTTTAAGCATCAATGTTGCCTCAAGCAGTTGCCAATAATCATCCGTAGCTAAATGCTCAAATAAAAATTGTGCATCAACGATTTCTGCAGGAATACCGTCAAAACTGACCTGCTGAGAAAGATAAGCCATATCCACTAAGATTGCCTCTTTATGGCTGGCATTTTCTTCGTCAATGCCCATTGCATCAATCATCTCAAGGGCAGTGCATTGCCCACCCATTGTAAGTAAACGCACATTTGCCTGTTTAAAAACCTTCCCTTGATACTCAAACCCTAAAAGCTCAACTTTCATTACTCAACAACCTCACGCAACGCACCTAGTTGAATATCAATTTGCGATTCATTGTCTACCGTATAGGAAGCACCCACCTCAATGGTAAAGCACCCCAAATAAGATGTCCGTTTTTCCGCATTATTTAACGGGTATTTGGTAAGTTTGGCATCTTTGATATTTTTCCAATCAATCACCGTACCATCTTTAGGTTCTACCGCAGTAATAGATAACGTGATCTCTTCAATACCTTGAGCATACCCCTTAGCTCGCCCAGCGCTATTCATTGTTTTAACGACCTTACGCCCTGTTTGAATTTTGACATCTAACTTCGTAATATCAATTTCAACCCCATCAACTTCAAGGACACAAGAACCTTCAAAGACTTCAGCCATAATCTACTCCTATAATAACAATGTGATTTTATTGCGGATAACGTGCAAGCCATTTACAACATCTGCAGGAATATCCAAGTCCAAATACGTTGGGTCTTGGGCATTACGCTCAATAACCAAACGAGATTTCCAGTTATCTACATTCTCAATAATCTCCAACTGCTCCAAACGATAAAGCACATCAAGGATTTCTGAGCGAACTTTGCGAATAACACGCTGTGTATTTTTAGCTCTAGGGAAACGTAAACGTTGACGAGTTTGAATTGCCTTACGCACATAATCTAAAGTACGAATAGTAGTTAAATCCAAATAACTTGGATCGTCTGTATTCGTCACTGATTTTGTATAAGTCGTAATAGCACGGCTAATCTGAACACGATTCACTACAACCTCAAGCGGGCTTAACCCATTAAATAAGGCTTGGTTTACCTCGCTAAATAACGGTTTCTGCGAATCATCTACCAAACTTAAACCTTTAATCTCAAGCGTATTAAGAGGCTTAGCAGGGTCTTCCTCACCTGCAATCACCGCTCCATAACCTGCTGCAATCATCGCATTTGTTTCCGTACACCCCTTGTACCACGCAATAGAGATACGCTCAGAATTTAAACGAGAAGATAAAGTTGTTCCTGTCGCAAAAGTACCACGCCAGCCCATTACGCCAATTCCTGCTTTATCCTCAATCGGGTCGCTCATCAATTCCAAATGCTGGCGTAGTGCCGTTGCATTTTCTTCATCTGAAAATGGCGAAATAATCACGTTGTAATGTTTGCCAGCAACACTTGCTAACGCTGGTGCAATCTGGGCATTACGCTGACCGCCACTAAATGCAGTGACAGTAAGACTTAACGTTCCTGCAGTGTGTTTAGCCGATAACATCAATTCGTTGCCGATTTCACCCTTGCATTTGGCAGTCAATAGCAATACCCCGCCACTTTCTGCGCTTGCAACAACTTGACTATAACGCGAAGCATTAATCACAGCTACCAAACGAGTTACAATCGCAGTGTTCGCCTCATTTTTTGCCACTGCAATTTCATAAACCTCTCCACCGATAACAACACGCACCACACCTGCAATGCTTGCAGCTCCAGTAAAAGTCACACGCCCTGTCGACGCAACACCTGCAGAATGGTCTTTTAACCCAATAACCGTTAAGTGAATAAGTGAATTATTCTTAATCGCTTGACGCACCATTAAATGAGCCACAGAACCAGCCCCAAACGCTTGTTCGGCATCGGTATCACTAAATACTTTGACAGGTAAACTATAACTCCCTGTTACTTGAGTCGTCATCGGAGCCACGATCAACACTTCTTGCTCATTCGTAGGTAGGGTAGTCACTGCATCTTTATTGTTGTATTCGGTATATACACCTGGTTTGCGAATACTGTTTGGAATTTTGTCAAAATCAACCATAATAACCCCCGTTATTTACTCTCTTTTTTAGGCTTATCCACGTCATCGACTAACATTAAATCACCATCAGCAATACGACGCTGATAGTATATTGAGTTATCGACTTCCACTGCCTTGTGTTCGATATAGCGATGGGGGTGGTTCTCAAATGGTACTCGTACCCCATCAATTGCTTTTACTTTAATTTTCATCTTGAGCCTCCTCAAAACGTTTTTGTGCCAACAAATACCCCTCCAACTCCCAAACGGAATCAATAGCAGCTTGATAAGCTAGTTGCTCGCCGGCTTGAGAATCAAATTTAGCAGGATCTACACAAGCACTTTGCCCTGTGACTTTAAACCCATTCTTAAGTGTTAAAATGCAAATAGTAAGTGTTCCTGAAACAACATATTCGGCACTAACAACCACATTTTTAATATCGTCAATTGTTAATTTTGTTTTCATTTTTCCTCCGTCACTACTGTTACTGCAGTAGTCGCATTGTTAGTTGGATCAAAGATGCGGTCATTTAAACCATGCAACTCGTCATAAGGTGGGTCAAGTTTGCCCTGATACTGCTTAAATAACTGTTCAAGCTCACTTATTCCCTCTGGAAATCTCCCATCCTCTAAAAAGCCGTTTTCGGTGTAGCTCATTTCAAACTCAATCGCAAAAGCAGAGATTTTCTCTTTTTTCACTTCCGCATTATTCCAAATGGTACGGATTCGCTTAGGTTGGATAGGTGACACCAATCCCCCTAAAGTTTGATTAATCAGCAAATACTTCACCGCACTAAGCAACAGATTTACACCGACTTCTTGCTGTGTAACGCCACCTACACGCCCCGCAACGGCGGAACGCATAGAGCGAGCCATCACCAACACCACAAAGGTATCCGTTGCCTGATAACGCTTACCCCTAGCATTGACTGAACGAGCATCAAAATCAGAGCCAGCGTAAGAAACCAAACAAGCAGGCAAACGGCGTACATCAAGCTGACTATCGTCAATTTCCCCAGAGTAACTCCCGACGGAATAAACCATCTTGCCAAGCCCAAGTCGCAACCGCTCAATCAATGCTTGCTCAACTTTAGTAATCATCGTTGGTCACGCCCCCAAATACGATTACCGCCATTAAAAAACTGCACGCTGTTGTCGCCATTAGCCATATCCTCAACGGAGGATTCATCAAGCCCAAGCGAGACAATCCCTTTCGAGATGCTCTCAAGCTCTTTTAAGCAAAACTTATAGCGATTTTCGACTTCTTCAGTCATTGTCACCGACGACTTACTGGTCAGATGATAACGAGCCAAATCACAACAAATGCGTGTCAGATTTTGTGGTACAGCCCTCAAAGGCAAGCGATAACGCCCACTCAAATAACCGTCAATTTGACTAGATGAATCTTTTAGAGCAACAACCAATAAGGCTTCATCAACAACGCCAAGCCCATCACGATCAGTTAGCTCTATTGATTCCCGTTCACCAATACGGACAACAAAATCTTCAACATCGGCATAGAGTGATGTTTTATCATCAAGTGCAGAAACCACACTTTTAATGTCGGCATACATCGCTACTTCTCACAAATTGGCACAAGCTCAAGATAAGGATCTTGCGAAAGTGCAATAATCTGCTCACCCGTTAAGGCATCAAACGGAATTTCCACTGCTTTATCTTTGGTAAAGCGATAACCGCAACGCCCATAGCTTGCTTGTGGGTGAATCGCCTTTAAGGTGATTTCAAAGGCAATTGGCTGAATTACCGCACCATCTGCTTTTGCATCTGCCACTTTTTCATCTGTTGCATTAGCTGAATCCGCAGAATCTGACTGTAACGAGTTCCCCGCTGTATCTTTGGTTTCATCTGCACCGCCTTTTTCTAACTCGGCGGTTCGTTTTTCTTTTTCTGCTTTTGCTTTTTTAGCCATACTTACCTCAGATTTAAGATTTATAAAGGGTGGGAAGCTCCCCACCCCACAATAACTACTCAACAATTTGAGCGCTCACGGCTACTTTTAATACGCCTTTTAACGGATTGCTTGTACCATTAATCACATCGGCTTCAAATAGCTGACGAGCTTTGTACTCAAGTGACGGCGGAACAAGGATCACACTTGGACGGATATTCAAGAGCTTGTCACCATCGCCTTTTAACATACGCATCTTCGCCAACACATCCATCACCACATCAGCGGTTAAGTCAGACGATTCCACACGGTGAATCAGTTGCCAGAAACCAAAGCCAGCATTACCACGAGCACGCACACCCCACAAATACACATCTTCCATAAAGACTTTGTCGGATTTAGACGGATCAAACTTCGCTTCAATTTCAGGCTTAGTGCGTTCTTGCCAAATCAACGGCTTAATCGCATTAGTATCATCTAAAATATAAAATGCAGGTTTGCCTGATGCTGAGCCAGTGGTGACATTACTTTGCTGTTTCGCCACGCCAGTACCGTCCACATTCGGATAAACAGGGTGGTCAGTGTCAAAAAAGTTCTGCCCGTCATAACAAAGGGTCGATTTACCTTTTTTAAGCAACCCAAACACCAAATCATCAGGTAACTCCGCCGCACTTTGTCCTGCTTGTTGTACCACTGGCGTAAATAATCCCACTTGGTCATCTTCGATTTCAGTGCGTTTAATACCAACCGTCGATTCAAATAATTTGTTCTCAATGGTCATCCCTTGAGCTTGCATCTTCTGGATTTGACGCTCACCCACCCATTCACGCATTTTCGGGAATGCACCTAACCAACCATAAGTATTAGTCGCAGTTGATGATGCAATACGCATTGCAAGCATTTCCCACTGCGGTTTAATTAGACTTAAACCTGCTTTAAACTCTGTTTTAAATGCCGTATCTAACGCATTTAACAATTCTGATTTTTTAAATTTATCCATTACGCACCTGCCTTTTTATATTTTTCAACGTACTCTTCAGGGGTTAAACCTAACGCTTTTGCCCCTGCCATCTCTGCGGCTGACAACGCCACTTTCTGCGTCTGCTCATTCGGATCTTTACCTCCCGACTGCGTACCAGCAAGGGCAGGGTTAGGCGACACCGTTGCCAAATAATCTGATAACGCCACCAAATTTTCTTTGCCTAATTTTTCCGCCCACGCTTTCTGTGCAGGCAACAAACGTCCATCAGATAATGCAGATTGAATTAACGCATCACGTTCTTTATCGTTCATTTGCTGTTTAATCTGGTTAAGCTCAGTTTGTACCGCTTGCAAATCGCTTAACGCCACAAATTTTGCAGGATCAGGATTGTTTACCTTCGCCGTTAAAGCCACCACTTGCCCCTGTTCTTTGGCAAGTTCGGCATACACATCGCTTAATGCCACTTGGCTGTCGCCTTTCGCTGCCGACAATGCCGTCAGCTTAGTTGTAATTTCATCGTCCGTTGCTTGAGCTGACAAGCCAAACAACTTAATCAAAAGTTCTTTCATTTTGGAGTTATCCTCGTTAGGTTCTAAAAAGTGAGAAAACTGAGCAGACATTGCGACCGCTTCCGCCAAATTGTGTAATGCAGGGCGGTTGGTTAAAGCAGCATTTAACACCTTAATCACCGTACCCGACGCATCAGCCAAGAACAGCGGTGAAATATAGCGATAAATCCCATCTTTAATTTCAGCCACCGCCTTAGATGTCCAACGCACATCAGCAAACAAGCCTTCGCCTGAAATATATTCCGCTCTCACAATCCAGCCTGCCGCAGGATTGCCTTTACCGTTTTCTGCAATAAAGAGAGTTTGATGCTCATAATCAATCATCAGCTCAATGCCTAACTGATTGATCTCATCTGCTAATTGATAGCCGTTAGAATCTCCTACATAAAACGCCCCCTCACGTCCATCTTGCGGATGAAACCAACCAAACGGAAAAAGCTGAATACGCCCATTGACCTCTTTGGCAAGTTCAAAACTGCAAGCTATCGGATTAAGTTTGAATTTACGTTCCACAACGCACCTCATACAAAATAATGAGACTAGAGAATAAGAGATAAGAGAAAAGGAAAAACGAGGAACAACTTCCACACTAAAGGGAATTTGCAAATTTTTGAAAAAAAGTGACCGCTTGTATAGCGAAAGAGATACAACCCATTTTAAAACGTTTTAAAACCGTTTTAAATTGTTTTAAAAAATTTTGGACGATAAATCATACCAATAAAAACAAAATCGCCACTATGGGCGATTTAGGGGCATTTTAGACATCATTTTAAAATCGACTGCCAATAGTCCTGAACATCTTGCAAAATATCTTCCTCGTCCTGTGGTGTCAGCATTAAAAAAGGACGGGCAGGAATTTCGACTTTATCAGTCATCACCCAGCGATCACCAATTTTAAAGACAAGGTATTTACCTTTTTTAGGGGTAATTACGCCGCCGAACTGATGAATAGCGGCATAGGCTTCATTTGTTCCCACAATCGCTTTATCATTATCAGAGACCTGTTGGATACTCCCTTTTAAATTACCCGAATCGTTTAAAGGTATGCCACTACGGTGGTGTATTCCCGCCCAAGATGGACGACCACCAGCTTCAAAATTATCAAGCACTGCTTTCCGCATTGTGCCTGCAATATCACGCATTAATGGCTCACGATGGCGAGTAACTTTTGCCATCTCGCTTAATATGGCAAGAATTTTATCGGAGTTGTTGATTTTTAATTCAAGCATTGTTATAGTCCTTACATTAAAAGCCGTTAGAAAAGCGATGAATCTCGACGATCGCAAGCGATAGGTTGAAAAAGTACCTTGGACTGTGTGCAGGTGATTTCGAGCCCTGCCTAACGGCTTATTCGAATAATTTCATATTTTTTCATTTCTTTTTCTATCTGTTTCAAGCTAGATAACCTAAATGACTCTGCAAACAATTCTCCACTAGAAATAAGATTTTTTACTACGACCATATACCAACGACCATTAATCTCCTTATAAAAATAAAGTTTATTCACTTTTTCATTTTGAATAGATTTTAAAACCCGATCAGCATCAAAAATTACATCAGGCATTTTGGCATATTCATCTAAACCAAAATTTTGCCCTTCACGGCTATTAAATTGTTTGATTAATGTATCATCGGAAAGCCAAACAGTTCTCGCTGTAACACCCAATAAAATGGCATTGCTGTCTGTAATGAAACCGCTGGCAAATTTATATTCAAGTCGCAAATGATCTCGAATGGCATACATCAATTCATTACTTGCTTTTCCATCTAATCCTTGCAGTTTTTTAACTTCACTTGTTGCCTTTTCTAATCGTTCAAAAGCGTGTTTAAACTCAAACCCACTCATTTCAGCTTTAGCAAATTGATGAGCCAACTTTTCAGGATAAAGATCAAGGTTAGGCTTATAAGCACGTCGCCCTACGTTATAATCAAAACCACTATCTGTCGTCAGCACCGTTTCATCAGCCATTTTTAAGCCTATGGTCTTTTGCTTTACACCTTTCTTCGGCTCAATTTCGACTTCGTCTAATAGCTTAGAACCATCTGAAACCACTAGCTCTTTTCGCTCTAAATCACGCTCTTTTAGTGCATTGACAGTACAACGACAATTAAAGCCATTTGGTGGGTAAAATGTCGTCCAAAATGGATCGTCATAACGAAAAATTAATCCGTGCATAGATGCGTGACGTGGGCGAGTACGATTATCTAAAATAGCACTATATTGCCAATAAGGGCGATTATCGACATTATCCATTAGTTGTTGATAAGTTTGAGCAGAAAAGGCAGCTTGCATATTCGTGCGATAAATCGTTTCAAGGCGACGGGGGGGACCAAAATATTCCCCCGTTTTCGGGTCTGCAATAACATACTCTTTACGCTGTTTGTCGTAACCTGTAATCCACCCCTTACGCTCAAACATTGCCATCACATCTTTCACCCAAGCATTATAAGGTTGCTTGTTTCGTTTGGCTTCTGCCATTGATTCATAAATATTTACGGTCATCTCAAGGCTAGATAAATTTGCAATGCGTGAAGCTCTCGCTCTTGCAGAGTCACGTAACGCAGGTTCATCTAAATGTTTCGCAAATGCCTTTTTACTTTCTAAAAACTCAATCGCTTTGTCTGGGGTTAAATCAAGGGCAAATTTAGCTGGCACGGCTCACCCCAAGCAATTCAGAGAGAAACATCGCCTTATTCAAATAATCAAAATGCTGTTTAGAATGCAATTTAGGGTAGAGTTCCGCCAGTTTCTCACTTGCTTCTTCATAGCTTCCGCAACGATGTAACATTGAGACAACTTGTTTAATCATCGGATCAAGTTGAGCATTAAAATCCACATTTTCCAACGCTTCATCAAGCGAACTATCTAAAAAAGCCTGCTCATCAAAGCCTGACTGTGCCGAAAACACGTGAACTTTTCCCCCACACCCACAAGGACAATAATCTTCCCCCCTTTGAAAAAGGGGGGCTAGGGGGGATTTTGCAACCCTATCCGACAATCCGACCGCTTGCGTCGGTTGTGCCACACGCCCCAACACCGCTTCACCCTCTTGAGCTTCAGGAATACCTAACTTATCCCTTGCCCAATTTGCAGGGATTTGTAGCCCAATATCCACCAATTTCGGCAAACTCTCAGCGAACAACGCCAAATCTGCAGGTTCTTTGGTGTCAAATTCAAAGGTCGGAATACGAGCAGGATCGACATTCGGGAAATTAATCAACAAATACGGCAAAATAATCTGTTGAGTAAATGTCTGCCCCAATTGCTTCACATCTGAAACTAACAAATCCCGTCGCACTTCATTATGCACATTGCCAAGGGCATTCGTTGAGCTTTTACCGTCTGCACCACTGGTCAGCGTTTGCCCCAAAATCAAACGAGCGATAGATTTTTCACACCAATCCACCATTTGCAAAAACGGATTATTGCCCGATGATCCCCCAGCATTTGCCGCATTATGCAACTCAATACTCATCGACTCAGGCATAATGCCTGCCGCATTATGTCCGATTTCAGCTAACGCACGCTTGAGCGTTTGCTTCTCGTCTTTGGTTGCCCCCGCACCGTATTTACCAATGCGAATCGGCATTCCGTACAACTCTAAAAACTCCGCAAAGTCGTGGATAGAGTAGTGCTTAAACATATACAGCCACGCAAGCGTACGGAACAAGTTATTGCGTGCCGACTGTGTCGAGCGAGATTTGTGAGTATGCACCACCCACCCATAAGGGCGTAATGGCTCACCTGTTTGATTTTGTGGCGTTTTAAGCAATAGATTGTCTAATTTATCCCACTTAAACCACGACTGCGGACGGTGCATAAACGCATTCGGATACCACACCTTGCCATTAAATGCCCATTCAATTTCAAGGGCAGAAAAACCGTGACCGACAGCGTCCATACAGTCAATAATCAAGTCTTCAAGATTGCCGATCTGATAAAACAACTCATCAACTTCATCACGCAGTTTTTCTTCCGCAGGTGTCGCATTGCGTGGAGCTTGTATCATCCAATCCACTCCCAATGCCGCACGCTTACGAGTCTGAATATTCGCAAAAATTGCCGAGTCACGCTCTTCAATATCCATAAATAACTCGTGCTGAGCGGTAATATCCCCATTTTCCGCATCATCAAAAATCTGCTTCATCTTCGCAGGGGTAATAAAATTACTTGGGTGATCAGACAACACCCGCCCTGTCGCTGTAATTTCGGCTAAATCGGTTTGTAAATTTGGGTTTTTAACGCCACTTAAATCGGGTTTTATATACTGTTTTTTCTTTTTCTTGCTCATAAATTATCCTACGATGTAGGGACACACTGCGTGTGTCCGCCTGTCTTAATCTTTCACGGACACACGCAGTGTGTCCCTACCCATCATTAATGTCGCCATTTACTCCGATATTCCCAATCTTCATCTTCTATCGACTCCCACTCAATCGGGGCAGACGCTGTTACCGCATTACGCCACAACATCTCTAAAGCGTCAGGGCCATCATCGTGATCCGCTTTCGGAAAATGTCTAAGCTGGCTTTCAAGGGTCGATTGCGAGCGATGGATTAAAATCAAACCGTTAGCAATATGCGGTTGCAAGCTCTCAATCCGCAACATCTTGTCGGTGTTAGGTTTAACTGCCATTGCTGGCACAGGCTTGCCACGTTGTGCCGAGCGTTTAACCAGCTCCGTCTGCAAAAACTCCTGAAACTGCACCGTTTCTACAAACCATTTATGGCACTGGTATTGTGTATGTAGCCTAATCACATCTTCGATAATCAAATCAGGCAAACGCTTTTTAATTTGGGCTTCGACCACGTATAACTTACCGCTTGCACGGTGATAGCCACCGACCAAAATCGCACTTGGGTCACGGCTTGCCCCTGCTTTACCCATAGACGGGTCTAACGCCCCAAAATAAATCAAGTCATCAGGCAACTCCGTCCAGTATTGCAAGCTGTTGGCAAAAATCGCATCATCACCGCTTACAGGGTCGTTTTGATATTCCGAGTCAAATGTAGCGTGTCCGTCCCTTGCCCGAATTTTCATTAACGCAAGAATAGGACGAGCTTCCCACGACACTACCGCCCCTTTATCCATTTCCGCTTGATTTGCAAAATAAAACGCATCTGCGACCGCTTCCCCTTCGGTTAGGTAAAAGTTTTCCCATTTATCCCAAAGCACCATATTGTCAGGCATTTTTAAAACGGCTTTAAAATGGGCGGTGTTCCACGCTTTACTAGCAAGGGTGCGATTAAGTACGCTGTCGTAATGCAAAATTGTACCGATATAAATTACATCTAACTTGCCGTCCGCAGAGCCTAACGGCAGTACGGTTTTCTTAAGCCAATTATGCAATTTGTCACGCTGTTCAGGGTTGCGAACCTGTTCGTCATTCTCAATATCGTCCAAAATCACCAAATCAGGACGATAAGCCCCGTGGCGTAAACCACGCAATTTTTTGCCCGAGCCTGCCACTTGGACTTTCTGATTTGCCCGAGTAATGATTGTCCCCGACTGCCAAACACGCCCCACTCCTGAAATTTCAGGGAAATCAATGCGTAAACGTTGATTAAACTCAAGCTCTGATTTAATCGCTTCTAGCATAGGATAGGCTTGGTCGATAGAGTCCATCACTAATAGGGCGTAGCGTTTTTTCTGCGTCACCAAACACCAAAGTGTAGAGAGCTGAGTGACTATCGTTGATTTTGCTTCACCACGGGGAGCAGCAATCGCTTCAAGGCAAGATTTCTCACTCGCAAACACTTTCGGTAATCGCTCAAAAAGGTAACGGTGCAGTTGAGATTTAGACGGGGAGCGAACATAGTGCGGAAAATAATGATTAATGAAAAATGCCAAGCCATTTACAGGGTCGGACACCTGTTTACGCCGTTCCGCCACCGCCTGCGGAGAATCGTCCCACCCATCAAAAGCGGCTTCGATTTTCGCTCGCATACTTTCCGCATACGCAGAAAGTTGTTGCAAAAATTCTTTACTTTTCATTATTTCCCTTTCCTAAACGCTTTATCGACCACTTCGCCAAAATCACCCAGCACATCAAGAAAATCGCCGAATAAGTTTGGGTGTTTTTCTTTAATAAACTCGCCCAAAAGCTCTACCGTTTTCATTGCAACCGCAAGCTCTGACACATCAGGCAAAATTCGTTTACTTGCAGCGGTCATTTTGGTAAAGCTGTCTGCCAACACAGAAAGCAAAGCGACTTTCTCTTTTGATGACAACTCAGGATTGTCTTTTAACTCTTCCATTGTGGCACGGTATTGCAAGATAAATCCTGTCAACAAACTTTGCGAGAGTTCGTCCATCTCTCCGCCAGCCAT